CTCCTTCCTGTAAAGTGTAAGTGTAAGCGTTTCCTTGTCGGGAAACGACGTGTTTAGGTTGCCTGCCATACTCATGGTAAAATTTGTCGGCAAGCGATGTGAATGTAGGGTTTTTGTTTTTCGCTCCGGCTACACTTGCGAATTCTTGTTTAAGGGTATCCATATTGTTTCTAAAATAGGCTTCTAAAACTTCTTCCTTGGCTGCGCGAATAGTGCCGCAGACCTTCCCAATGTAATTCTTCTCTCCAGCTTCAAAAGTTGCAACGAATCCTCCAGGGGCGGGCAATACAGCCACGTCAGGTGCTTCATTAAAAATCTTGTAGTATGCATCAGCATAACTAGAGCTGGGACAGAATTCTCGCGCTGATTGCGCTCTTGCTCTTGGAGGCAAGTGCAATCCTCGGTTTCTTTGTAAAATTCCTCGTCGTGTGAGATTAATTTGAGGAATGGCATTACGAGCTGCATAAGAATTGATGTGTTCCTTAACAAATTCAAAGTCTTCATCATCATACTCAGCCATCTCGTACAAGACACTGCGAGCATTTTCAATAAATGCTTCAGTAGGATCTAAATCAATGTCTTGCCAATTCATAATCTCATAAATGGTAGGTTTGGGCAATCTCCAAAAAACTACATCAATTCCATTAACGTTCTTCATAGCAGGGTACCTTCCTAAGAAAGCATTAGCTCCGATTGTTTCATCGATGTCGTCTCGATCTTTCTCAGGAGGAGTAAGATCGAGTCCAGTCTCTCGGTAGATGCGCTGCATGTCCTTGAAATGATAGGTCTCATCATTGTGCCAGAAAAGGAAATCATCGCCACCAGCGATAATGTAGAATAGTGTGAAAAACATTTCAGCAGTCCATTCAAATCCTTTCTCTTCACAGTGAATTGCGTGTGCATTGGCAATCTTGTAGGTGTTGGTAATTGAGTTCAAAACGAACGTCAAAAACATTCCTGAAACAAGAAAGCGATTGGGTTTGACTACATCATCTCCAATTACAAGATGTGCTTCATAAGTAGCACACTTGATCAAAT